AGCCTTCATAGATATAACCTCGCAGCCGATTACCATGTCTTTGTTGGCTTTCATACCCATGTAAGTACGCATAACGGCAGGATCAGTTGTTGTCGGCATATCAAGTGTATAAGGTTTGCCATCAAGCACCGCCCACACAGCAGAAAGAAAGTTGTTTATTTTCGGGTCGTTCAAAGCATCAGCGGCTTTCATTACGCGGGGAATCTCGCCATCGTTCCACCCGTATCCGTATGTTGAAGCAGGGTAAATAACATTTGATAGCACTTTGCCGTTGCATTTTGTGGCGTAGCAAGCCGTAAAATCGCCCATGTTAAAATAGCTCGCGTTAAATACAAGGTCATAGTTACCCGCTTTTTTTATTCTGCTCGCAGAAAGTTTTCCTGTGTTGTCCCAAAAGTCAACCGCTTTCGGGGATATTGTAATAATCATTTGCACCCTCCTATGCATGCAAAAGCGCCCCACGGTCAGGTGGAGCGCCTCAACACGCTGTTATGTTTCGTCTGTTAAGCTTCGGTGGGCAGGAGCCCAACGAGCTCTGTGTACTGCTGCTCAGTGATGCTGCCGCCGAGCATCAGCGCTCCGAGCTTGTCTGCCATTCTGTCTATGCGTCCGATGCTGATAAGATACTTTGCAAGCCTGTATGCCATCTACTTCACCCCCTGTTCAAGCATTGTAGTTCTGACCTCAAGGTCAAACACCTGTTCGGCCAGGTCGTCCGTTGTGATTGTGTCGGGTGCTGGCTCCGGCTCCGGCTGCGGTTCCGGCTCTGGCTCATTAGTCAGCGTCAGAGTCTCACCGCTCCACACCTGCCGGGCGAAGTCTCCGCAGTTTATCGCGCATAGCTCAAAGCCATCGTCGGCGCAGAGCGTCACCACGCCCGTAAGCGTAGGCTTGTCCGGTAGCGTCAACCGGATATCGCCGCCTCTGGCGCTGTATCCCGTGCAAGGATATTGCATTCCGCTTGCTTCTATGTACATGATTTCACCTCGTTTATTCCTCTTTCCATGCTCTCCAGTGGAAAGCTATATTGTTAGGGAAAGACCAATTACTGTTAGACAAAACAAAGCCATCACTTGTATAACTAATCGTAGGGGTTATATGCGCTTCGTTTTGGTACATTACTTGATGATAGAGTTCGTTCCTCGTGTTCATCCAAAACCACTCAGACGCACCGCTTCCCTGAATCGAACATCCCGTTGGCTTAAAAGGTAGTCCAGATACGGTAAATGTGGTTGTCTCATCTCCGTTTTGTTCCCCATAAGCAAAATTTTGTTTTCCGCCGCCCACCATCTGTACTATCGCCTCTCCCATTACCTCGACCCCCTCCAAAATATCGGTATCGCCACTGTAGGCTTGTCCCCACGGGCAACGATGTTGATTGCTCCCGCCGTCGTGTATGCGCGGATTTTTGCTTTTGTCCACGCCTCGTCTAAGGTGTCATTTGCCGCCTCATCTGAGGAGTGCACAACAGCTATGTACGGGTTATCATCTGCCGTAATACCCGTAACAGGCAGCGTGTATGTATAAGGCGCAGCAGAGCCGCTCCAGCTTGCAAGGGCGAGTGTTGCGGTGCCGTGATATGGCTGCGCCGCATCGAGGTTTGTCCTCGCCCCTGCCGCTGTGCTAGCGCCTGTGCCGCCACGGGCAATTGGAAATACTCCGCTGTTGATGTTGTCCGCAGAATGAGTGTGTGAGGATGGCGGGAAACTTTCGGGCTTATTGGATAGGTCGGTATAAGAGCCTGTGAAAGCAACAGTTTTCAGATCGGCAAACCACTTTGCAATCTTGCCAAATATTGTTGATAGCTTTTCGCCGACGGTTATGTTCTCTCGGGTCGAAGCCTCCGCAAACGTAACGGTGAGATCTTTTCCATCTCCATCGACCGTTAGGTACATACCACTCTCAATGGTAAGATTGACCGTAGTATCGTTGCCAACATAGGTCACAAGGTCAATCTGCTTTTCTACGACTGTGCTTGTGCTGTAAGCAGGGATAAGGTCAGCTGCAGCGCCTGCATTTCCGTAGGAATATAGCTTTTCCTCACCTGTTTTAGTGATGTTGCCACCGCTATCACGCCACACGCATTGAGCATACAGTGCCAGCTCGCGGAAATAAAATTCTGTGGTAATATCCTCGTTGGAAAATGCACCACCAATAATGACCTTGCCATCATTGGTGCGTTCAATTTTGTTTATAGTGAGGTTTTTCACAGGCGATACAACATCTGTCATCGTGCGGGCTGTTTTTCCGGCGGGAATATAGCCGGATCCCATAACAATTTTAGTTGCAACGAACTCGCCGCCCGTCTGTGCATCCGCCAATAACAGGCGGCCATTTTCAGTAATAGCGTTATTTGTAAATGCTCCCATTTATTCTTGGCTCCTTTCTATGTTATATCTGACGCGGAGCCAAGGGTATACGCTTCCGCGCCTACTTCGTGGATTGCAACGCCTGCACAGAGCGGCATCGCTCCAGTTAGGGTGATATAAATACCGTCAAGTTTTGCCGTTGCTCTCTTTACCTTAGATAGCAGGTTCAAGAACTCATTTAGTTTTTCGTTAGATAAAGAGGGGTTGCTGGAATATACTCTGAAATGTCCGGGGCTTCCCTCATATTCGAACCACTCTGCTATGTAGCCTTCGCCAAAATAGGTTTTGATAACATTTTCGACCGCCCATTTGGTACCGAGACGCTTATAAACGAGGTCGCTATTCTTTATCAGTTCCCGCTTAATATCTATATTTGCGCCGGTATCATACCAAAGTATGTTCAGCTCCCACGCCAGTGCATCAAGCTCTGCCCCTGTGAGATCGCCAATTCTGTCCCATGTGGATAGCTTTTCTATACTTGATGCAAGTACAGGAACTACGGAGTCAATACCTACCGCAAGCCCCTTTACAGCGTCATCGTTTCGCATGAACTGCGGGAGCAGTCGGATAAAATCAAGATCTGCAAGCTTCATACCGCTGCCTCCCATTAAGTGATAATTTCATGTGTGACTACTGGGGTGCCTGACAGCTGCGCCACCTGTGCCTTAGTCAGCTCTGCAAAAGCAGGGCTGGTGACCTCTACCCGGACCGCTCCGGTACCAGTAGATGGCGCTAAAATTAAACGGCGAAGCTGGTCGGGGTTTATGTCCCTTTCCAGAGCCGCCGATTGCCATGCTATATATTGCTGTATTGACCCACCGCTGCCTTCGATTGTTTCGATGGTGGCGGCCTCGTTATCCTTCGTACAGTAATACTTAATTTCGATGCTGTATACAACCTGTGTAGGTGCGATTGCAGTCACCTTATCGGTCATCGGGCGGACGTCGCTGGCAGATAGTGCCGCTGTCACCTTGGTCAAAGTATCAGCATCTGGTAAAGTGCCGCCTTTCATCAAAGGATAGACATTTATAACATTCGGGGAATCCATTGGGCAGTCAATCGCTACATCGACAATGTTAGGGTCAGCGGTTAGCGCAAAATAACGATATGCATTCTCCGGACCAGCCGTGGACAATGTCGCAGGAGATAGCCTGATACGCTCGCGGAAACGATCGTCACCAGCCTCAGTATAAGGCTCACCATCATCACCACCGGCGCTAATGGTCGTGTTCTTTGCGCTGGTTATGTAGGGTATCAAATCAACCAATGTTGCGATTGTCCCAGCAGCAAACCCGTTATAATCAGAGCCCCCCTCTGTACACACGCCAACAACATCAACATAAGTGCTGCCAGCAGCAAGCACAGCGGCTTCCGGTGTCGCAAAGTAAACACTTCCGTCTGTGGTTATCCTGGTACCCGACGGAATAATAATGTTACCTGTTTGAGCAGAATCAACAGAAAAGCGGAAAGTAGCCTTTGCCTTGGCGGGTTCTGCCCTATAGACAGCGTAGCGCTCTCCAAGAGCATCTAGGACGGCACCTCTCGCATACTTAAGTGTTCTCTGCTTCATCTTGTCGTTAAACTCTGAATAGAGAGCCACAAATACTGCCACAAGCGCCTCGCCAAATATTCGGCGCTCATCCCCCGGATAAAGCGGCTCCTTTACACTGTCCATCAAAGACCCGACAATCGCCGTATAGAGCTTTGCGCTGTCGGTCTCTACAAAATTAAAGGGTTCGGCCATGATACTCTCCCTTCTCACTTCACTTTTATATCTGCAGTAATGTTCAGCTCCCCTGAGCCTCCTGCTGATGATACGTTTATTCCATTTACGGTCACTCGGGGCTCGTATGTATAAAGCAGCCAATCTGCATCCTGTTGTATATCTGGCTCACTTTCTACGATGGGACGATCTATCATTCGGGGATCAAGGCCCTTAACTCGTTCATATGGAACTTCCCCTCTGAAGGTCTTTAGAAGATTGTCAACGCACTGCTCGGGCGTTCCATTCCCGCTTGCTTTCATCTCTGGTCCCCCATTCTCTAACCCGGTTTTTTGCTTGCTCTATCAACCGGCGATGCTGTCGCCGACATGGCCGCTTCATTACTCGAGGCATTTCCGTCTTGCCCAAGTGCAGAGCTGTTGCTCTCGTCGTACTCCTGAAGGGTCACCGAGATAGATACGGAAATCATCTCGCCTTTTGCAGTAAGCTGGATATCGGACACATCAACACCAGTCAGCATCATTTGAGGTGGTCCGAAGCGCTTGCCGCCTATATACAGCGGATATGTTTTTCCAAGTTCGGCATTCCATTCTGCGATCTGGCCTCGGGGATCCACGCCGGCGGCAGCTAGGTATTTGGTTTCAAACGAGATAGTCTGCAACTCTCTCCCTCTGGTGTTTGTGGTCGGAGTGCCACTTGTGTCGTTCTCGCTGTTGGTTTTTAATTTAAATTCTGTAGACAGATTCTCAAGAGCCACGACCTTCGAGGGCGATATAATAAAGCCCTTATTCCCCCATTTTGCTGTATATCCCATATTGCCAGACCTCCCCTACACTTCTGCGATAATCGAACCCGTGCCATCCTCGAACAACACGAAAATAACATCAGCGCCAACTATCAAAGCCGGATGTACTGCCGTTACCGTCTGTGCCGGATGTGTATGGTCTCCCCCGGATATAGCCGGGATGTTGACCTCGATTTTCTGTGCAGGAAGTAGCGGAGTCAAGGCCGCACCCAATCCAAATGGGCGAATAATGGCACAATCCCCAACGACCTGCGTTATTTTACCTTTCAAGACTAGAGCCATTTAATATCCCTCCAGTGGCCGCCGAAAGAAGATTTTGCTCTCCCCTTCGGCGTAGTCGTTTCTGACATGGTCAATAAAGACCGTCCCGTCCCAGGAGGGGGCCCTCTCGTTGGACAGTCTGAGCGTGCTGCAGGCGGCATAACCAGGTAAAATGCGCGACCAGACATATCCCGTCTCGCATATTTTGTTTGCCGCTCTGAGCATATTCTCCGCAAAGCGCCGAGCCTCGTCATTACTTCCGACATTACCCTCAATGCTTGGTCTTAAGACTCTATTAGCACCGTTCCCAGCGTCAAATGAGCCCGAATATTTACCGCTCTCGACCTCACAAGCTCCATATAGCTGAGAACGGTTGTCGGTATACTCATAGTCTCCGTCTGCTGAGACATATAGCGTTTCTTTGGGCTCGATGCGCTCCATGTAAGGCTCTGAATACATAACCAGTACCCTGTCAAACACAAGGAACGCGCAGCCCTCAAGCTCGCAGCGCTTGTGCAGGAACGAAAAGTCCGGCTCCGACTGGAGGATGTAGGAATACAGCCTGTCGGTCACACCGTAGGCTTTGAACGAAAGCCCATTTCTGGCAGCAATCTCTGAGCCGAGCTGCAGTAGACGAACCTTCTGCCAGGCCTTATTCCTGACCTCGAAGGCAGATGCAGGGGCAGACTGCGCTGTTATTGTGAACAGTCCGTTCTTGGGAACAGCATCGATGAGATACATCTTGCCTGTCCCTATCGAGCCATATTCAACGGAGATCTCGTCACCCACCTTGGGCTGCCATTTGTCCCATAGCTTTTTGGAGTCTATAAACCTAACAAGAAGTGCGTCGCTTCTTCCGGATGCATACATATCATGCCAGCATCGGTTAATCGAGACGTCCTTTGTGATGTCCACGCCCTTGTATGTAACTTTAATCATTCTGACCGCCTCCAAGGTGGCAGCGTCTCAGGGGGCGTTACAGTGGCTGCATCTGGTATAGTGAGACTTACCCCGGCCTCGAAAATCAGCACATCGCAGTAATCCGGATTTGCCGCTATGAGGGTGCTGGCCTGTTTTTCGTCGTTATAGAATCTGAGGGCGATACCATCGAAGGTGTCACCCTCTACCGTTATATAATTCTTAGGCATAAGCTCCGACCTTTCTTTTGGCAAGCCATCCCTCGAGCATATCGATAAATTCGGGGTATTCCTCTTCAATGGCTTCCATGATCGACCGCTTGTCAGCATTACCGGTCACAGTAATCTCAGGGGCAAATGTTACGCCTCCGAGGTTGACGCCGCCACCTGAGGCTATGCCAGTCAAAGTGTAGTCAGAGGCATCCGCACCGAGCATCTGACCAGCCTTAGCCCAATAGCTGAGGTTCTGTGTTCTATAGGCGGGGTTAAAGCTGATAACTGCCTCTGTGGGGTAGCGCGGGTCTTCCCCGGCGATTGATACGCCGTTTGTAAAGCCGCCGGCAGCATATCCATCAGGCGATTTACCAACTTTGGCTTTGCCTGTAAACAGATCGACCACCCACCCCATTCCACTGGCTACCCATCCGACAACCTTAGAAATCCAGCCTACTATCTCACCTAGAAGCGATGCAATGGGTCGTAATATACCGACGATTGGTGTCAAAATCGGCATAATCGCTTTAAGCAGAGAGGATAGTACAGGCAGTAATGCATTGACAATCTGCATAAGCGGTGGCAGCAGCGGCATAACGACATCGTTTACAAGTTTCATTGCAAGCATTAAAAGCGGTGTTATTACTGGCAGTAGCGCCGAAATAAAGTTCACCAGAACCGGGAGCACCATGTTTGCAATCTGCGTGATAATAGGTAGAACAGCAGCAAGAATACTTGCTATTGGTGGTAGTATTGCAGTTACAATCTGCATAAGCGGCGGCAGCAGAGCCCGAGCGAGGTCGAGAACAGGCGGGAGCAGGTTAGCAATGAGCTCTGAAAAAATCGGGAATAAGTCATCCGCCAAATCTGTCAACATTGGGAGAAGATCACTAAGTAAATCCGCTGCACCCATAAGAAAATCATCGACAAACGGCATGGCTGCATCTACCGCATTGTTGATGACTGGCACAATTCTCTCCATTAGCTCCTGCAGTACCGGCATAAACTTGTTTAGTCCATCGAAAATAGTATTTGCCATTGGTTTGAGGGCTATTTCAAGGTTCTGCTTCATCATCTGGAGTCTTTCAGCAAAGTCGTAGGTATCGTCGGCAGCTCCGGCTATAGTCTCACCGTTCTCTTTCAAATCTGCCGTTAGATCTTCGACTGCAAGAGATCCGTTCCGTATTGCCGATGCCATCGTAGAGCCTGCCCGAGCGCCAAAGACCTCACTTGCAATGGCGGTCGCCTCTGCGGCACTCCCTGCATTTTTTATCTTCTCATAGTACATCTGCAGGCCTTCGCTTGCCGACATGCCCTCCTTCGCAAGTGCGCCGACGCTCTTTTTCATAGCGCCGAGGACCTCCTCAGTATTGACACCGGCTTTGTCCAGCTGTCCCATAAGGGCGCTGGCCGACTCAAACGAATAGCCCATCTCTTGAAGCTGCGGTCCGAACTGCTGCATATTGTCCATGAGAGAAGTGAACCCCATACCGGTGCTCTGACTTACCTTGAAGATATAGTCCATTGCGCCGCCCATGTCGTTAGCATCTATATTCCACTGCTGGAAGGCTTGGCTCGACCCCTCAATAACGCTGCTGAGGTCATCCCCTAGCATATCGCTGACCTGGATAGCCTGTTTTGATATGTTCTGAAGCTGTGGCCCGGTTAGTCCAAGCCGCGTATTATAATCAGCAATTGCTTGGCTTGCATCCTCCATAGAGGTGGGGACGCCTGCATATACTGCATCAAAGTCATTTTGCAAGCCCTCTAGAGCAGTTCCGGTGGCGCCGGTGCCGATGCGCATAGTATCTGATACCGCGTCAAAATCGGTACCGAGCTGAGTAAGATACTTACCAGCTTTAATTACCGCAGCACCCGTACCCACTGCAATCCCGCCAACAGCTGCTCCTACAGCAAGCCCTTTGACATTGATACCCTTGAGGCGATTGGACACTTCATCAAGGGATTTGCCCAGAGAGGGGCTGATTTCGCCTGATATGTTTATGACCGTTTCTAAAACTTTGCCCTTTGCCACGCGGTACGCCCCCCTTTATCTGTGTATTTTCGGCCTATACGTTTGCGGCTTACTAGCCGCTTTTTTCTGCTGTTCTTTGGCTTCCTCCACTGCCTCAGCGTAATCGCGGAGAAAATCTATAAGCCTCATTCGCCCGATTTCTCCGACACTTGTGTGATACACTCTGGCGTATTCTCGGGCTGCTCTTCGGAGCTGTTTTCCCCGGAGGCTGCCGCCGACCTCCGCAATGTAAAAAGCATGCCTATGTCAGTAAGTTTAAGTGCGTCAAAGCCTCTGATCCTCTCAAGGTCTGAAATATCAATGTCCGGATTGACGGCCACAACTGCCATCATCCCGAGGTAAAGGTGCAGAGCGTAGTCGTTTTCCTTGAACTTGAAATTGAAAGATTTGGTCTTGTCGATTGCAGAGCTGCGAGCGCAAGCCTCAGAAAACTGCACTGCTGTGATCTCCATTGGATCATAGGACAGTTCTGAAACCTGCTTGCCGTTTATGGCTATGGGGTTGTCCAGTTTAAGTGTATTTTTGCTCATAATAAAATTTCTCCTTTTTTTACAGCAAAGCCCCGCAAGAAACAGCCTGCGGGGCTTTAGTTTTAAGCTGTATTTACTTTACAGCATAGATTTTAGATCTCCGGCATAATCTTTGCCGTCGATGCGTACTATGCCGGCCAGACGGTCAATTAGGAACATCTCCTGGCCGTCAACAAAAAGGTTGTAGCGGGTCAAAGAGAATGTCACTTCACCCTCACTTGCGGACCCGACCTCAATACCAATGCCAGGAATTTTAAGCGGTATGCCGCGAAGAAACGCTTTACATCCGGCGTTTCTAGTTATGCCGTTCGCATCAGTTACGGTTTGCGCCCACCGATACTCCAACGGTTTCATATCTGGCTTAATGAGCGCTCTAAGTCCGAGATCTACTCCTATCTTGGTAATGGCAGCCTCCATGTTTTCAATGAGTTGCCATATGGGCATTGATAGCGTACCCATTACGGGAAGATCGGCGGTCGTTGGGTTTACTTCCGGCAAAGAAAGTGACACATCACGCGCTACAAGCTTTCCTTCGCAATACGCTGTATCAGCCACAACGGGACCGCAGATATTAACGAACATTTACTCCACCTCCCCGAAAAAGCTGTTAAAGCCGGCTGGTGTATAGGCTACGCGCAGCAAACCGGATTTAAACGGCGGTGTGGGTGTCGCACGGAAGCTCCACACGAAATTACCTTCCACCATTTCATCGACGCTGTTTTCAGACTCCCTAAATTCTACGACCGGCGTACCGATCAACGCTCCAATAGCCGCCAGCGCGTCAGCTTTCTCCTGTTCGCGGTTCTTTATGGTGTCTGCCTGTGCACGGGTCATGGGGCTGTCGATTTTGAGTGCGTGCTCAGCCTGGAAGCAGTTAGTGATGTACATCATCATTCGGATACTGTTGTCAAAAATGACACGCTTGTCCGTTACGCTTCCGTGCTTATATGCGGCTGTATGAGGCCCCCATAGAACCCATACCCCTCCCCCAAACACAACGGTGGTTATTCCTGTTGCGTTGAGTTCATTGCCCTGCTGCTGATCAAATCCCCTGTTCGTGCTACTTCCGCCGAAATACTGTCTACAAATCGGCAGGCTTTTATTTGAAGGGCTTTCCATCGGAACACCATTATGCGAAGCATCGACAAGCAATGTACGCCATGCCGCGAGGACTGAGGCATGAAAAGCACGTTCTGACGTGTCTTTAGCCTGTGGCCAAAACACCTTAGACCGCTCGTTTATATAGCCGTTTGAGGACTGCCAAGTCTTTGCAAGTGCAATGGTGTCCACAGCGGTGCCGCCGGAACTGATAGGTATATCAGCATAAACAAATGCGTCCCAGTGCCCATTTATCGCGGTTGAAGCCTGGATCATAGCCTTGTAAACTGTCGGGGTGCTGCTCCATTTGGGACATAAGATCAGATTCGGAATAATGTTCAGTTCGGGATAAACGAGCTTTACGCACCCAAGGCCGGTATACACACCGGCTGCAGTTGCGTCTCCGATGACATTACTTTCAGTTACCGCGCTTACATCAACCTCGCTGAATGTAGCCTGCACAGCCCCGCTGATATCAGTTGAGCCAATGCTATCAATTATGACCAGCTTTTTACTGAAATCATATTCGATAGAAAAGTCGGTCCCCTCGACCTTGTCCGCCAACACCAAGGTATCCAGAATAATTGTGTCGCTTTCAATAGTGGCACGGCCATTGGTGAAGGTCAGCGTTGTCGTAGTATCCACCGCTTTTTTGTGTACAGCAGGATTAAGGACGTTAATCGCCACAATGGGACCAACATTCCCGGCAGGATTGTTGAAATGCAGGAAGAATGCTTCGCATAGGTCATAATTATTCCAATTACTTGAATATCCCATCAAACGCTTGACAGATTCGAAGTCTGTAAGCTTGACAGGTGTATTCACGGCATTTACATAGCCACGGATGAGGTTGACCGGTGCGATTCCAACATAAATAGGGGCTGTAAAAGCTTTTGCTGCATCCATGCTTATGCTTTCTGAAAACTCACCATAAGTGCCGTGCTTATATTCAGCCATGTTATTACCTCCTATAGTAGATTTTTGAGATTTTGAATATTTCTTCGTATAGGTTGAGTTAGTGTGAAACTCACCCAGGCAAACCAAAAGGGATAGAAGTCAGGTATAGACTCTTGCTCGGTCAAAGGACCAAACTTGACAGGCGCTGACCGGTCGAGGATAAAGTCCCCGATGTTTGCTGCGCTTTCTACTGTGCGGAGCGCAGTATCTACAAAGTTCCAAGCGTCCCTCCAGCCCTCGCCGTTACGCTGAAAGTAGTCCTTTTTTGCTTCTGTGGACAACTTGAAAAAAGCTCCGCTGCCATTAGGAAAAAGCAGATCATCACCATGCAAGCCGGGGTCCCATACAGAAAAGCAAAGTTGAACCTCAACTGAGCTGTTAGAAGCACTCATGTCGTCCTGTCCCGTCAGAAACCGGACGCATAGCGACGGAAACGGTGAGTGAATGTTGGGTGGTAGTTTTTCAGAGCTCGGTACATACATGGGGAAGGCCACCGGCGTAGCCAGAGTATATTCATACCCCGCGTCGGTGGCCTCGGAATTTTCTGGCGGAACTTTTAGCTTTACATGGTCGCAAATATTGGACTGTGCCCACTCAGTCAGCGTATCAATAAGATGAACTACGGACATATCGCCGCCTCCTTAAGTTGCGATGGTTTCCCGCAGAACCACCGTAGTGACCCCCGCGTCCTCTTGCCAGTCGTCGATTACGCACTCCCGACCGTTTACATTGAGGTTTGACCCCGGAGCACGGCGGGCGGGAAGGTCCTCAGAGCGGGCATAAAAAAGTGTGGCACTTTCAGCCACAGCTAGATCCTGCCCGCCCTGTCGTATTTTCAGCTCGGAGTTATCCAGTACAATGGATATTTCCTTGCCCTCAACACGATATTTTTCACCGAAGAAGTCGGCATCAAGGAACACGTGTCGGTCTGCCGCGACCATGTCCTTAAAGCTGCTCATTACTGCACCGCCTCGGTCGGGTCAAAAGAGGGCGCAGGTTCGGTATCTTCCGTGCTTTCGTCATCCACTCCGGTCGGAGTCTGCTCTGTTGCTTCCTCGGTTTCCGAGAGATACCTGCTAATAGCCTCCCTCATCTCGGCATTTTTAGTACCAACCTTAAAGGTCAGTCCAAGGGACTTGGCGTAATCCCGCAGCTCCTTAGCGCTCATGTCCTCGATGGACATCTTGTCTGTAGGAGAGCCGTTGACAGCAGGCTGTTTGTCCACATAAACAGCTACCCCCTGCTCGACAAGCCTTTTCTCCTGCTCAGGCGTGAGCTGAAAAGGCTCAGAGTGCTTGTCCTTGGGCACCACGCTTTTACCTGTGTAGTGCCCGTATACGCCCTGTACAATCTTTATCATGCTTTGTTCCTCCCTGATTTCGAATTTAGTCAAGAACGGTTGCCGTAATGAAAGGATCCTTGGTCTTGGGAATAAACAGCGGCCGTGCTGAAACGATTATCTCTCGGGCGCTTTTCTCAGCCCAATAACGAGGAACACGGCGTCCCATGTAGGTATGGAACTGACCGTCGGCCTGCTCAATCTGACTGACTGCGCCATAGAGGCCACGACCAGCTCCGGGAGCTGTTACACAGATCTGTTTTGCGGGAATAAAGGGGGTAATAACTCCGGTGACCTCGTCCTCATAGGTACCGTCATATGTAAGCAGGTCAATCATATGCCCTCTCACATTGATGCGGCCAAGACGCGCAGCGCCCTGAGGGAGCTCGATGGGGTCGATCTGACCAATACGGTAATTATTGAGGTCAAGAAGTTCCTTCAACTTTGCGTCACCGAGGAACTCGTCGGCGGCATCCGAGCCAAGTAGCACCTCAGTCGCGGCGTTGCCCTTTGTGGTGAGCATACGGATCATCTGGAAAAGGTCAGCCAGCTTGTCCGAGCCGGCACCGTCCCATTTCACACCGGGAGTATAGACTGCGGGGTTGGTCTGCTCACTGTAGAACTTCATTTCGTACTCGACATATTCGCCGCTGCCGTATTTGTCAGAATACTGACGCAGGGTATAGCCGTTGCTGAACATGCATTTTGCCGCAATGTATTCCTCGCGGTTGGTATGCATCTCGTCAAACTCGGTGAGGTCTTCAAGAAGGATCTCCGCCTGCCTGTCTTCGGGAGTACGGTCACTGAAAAGGTCCTCGCCGAATCCTTTCCTGTTCAGATCGTCTATAGTAAGCGAACGGGACGGTGCTACCAGCGGGGGGACCATCTTGTTGGTGCTGTATCCAGTGCGCTCAACAGAAATGCTACCCTTTCTAGGAAGGACAACCGGAGCCATCTTGCGGCCGGTGGCGTCCTTATACTCCATCAGCACTTCTTCGGTGGGAAACAGATCTCCGCTCGAGGTGGGGAAATAGCGATCGCGAAGGAAGGATGTAACAGGCACCATCTGCTTGATCGCTGCGAGCATGGTTTTTGTCTTGTAAATATTCATAAGTGATTACCTCCCACTTTTAATTAACGGTTGACTCAACGTAAACGCCGCCGTTACGCAGAGCCATAATGTCGTCAGTAGTCATGGTGTAGCCTTCCTTGACAACCAGCACACCCTTGTTGAACTGCCCGGACAGATAGATCTCTGCTACAGTGTCCGCACTCGTTGCGTCGGTCTCGTCGCAGAGAACTCCATAAGGTGTGAGAGTTTCGTTAGTGCCGGCGGCGGTGCCGAGGACAACGAGCTTTCCAGTACCGCCAGTACCGCCAGAAATGGCAAGCACGGTGCCACGGACAAGTTTTCCCTGGCTGCCTTTGACGGTTCCGGATGCTGTGTGAATGGGAATGTTGTTACCTACAATCAAGTTATCGGGGGTCATTTCCCCAATTTTCTCATAATACTTAGCCATATTATTTGCCCTCCTTCTGCTTGGCAATGCAATTCAGCAATAGCTCTTCTGCCTTTTCATCTTCGGTCTTATCAACAGGACCATTGGGTGTAGGCTCAACTTTAGATGCTCCGCTTTTCTTTGCATCATTGTCTAGCTTCTCAATGACCGTTGCTCCGATTGCCGCCTGTGCTTTCATGGCTGCAAAAGATAGCTGCTCTGCGGTCATGGGCTTCTCACCATATTTTGCGCTATTGATGAGTTCAGAATCGCCAATGGCGGCCTCGATTTCCTCTATGCTCTTTATGCGAGCACGCTCATCATTTACGCCTTCGGATACACCCTCGGACTTTGCCGCAGCTTCAACCTGCGCCAAAAGGTCAGGGAAGGCGGCTCTAAGCTCGTCCACGTTTTTGATTTCCATGTTGTCTGAACCTCCTGAAATAGTTTTTTTATTTATGCTATCCTGCGGCGCAGGTTGCATATTGGTAGGATTGGTTTTCCCTATGGATTCCCATTCTTCAGTTGTCATTACGGGAATATCCTGTGGGATACTGCCAAGGCAACGAGCGGCGACAGGATATCCGTTGACAATTATTGTAGATTTGTCGGGTGCAAGACTCATTTCTACCGGCTCTGCCGCTTCGTTTATGACCTCTGTTGCAAAGCCCTCGTCGACGGCTTCCTGTCCCGTCATCCACGTTTCTTCAGTAACCATGCTCTTGATTTCTTTTTCCGTTCTGCCTGTGGTTTCAACGTAGATGTTTATTCCTGCTCGGTTGTGGGCTTCGAGCTGTTTAGCTGCCGTCTGAAGGTCCTGCATCTGGTAATATCCGCACATGAAGCCAGCCGCCCCATGAATCATGAGGTTGCTGCCTGAGTTTACCCTGCGCTCATTACCGGACATGAAGATGATTGAGCCTGCGGAAGCGGCAAGGCCATCGTTAATGGTTATGATGTTCGCGCCCAGACCCTTAAGGCGGTTATAAATGGCTATGCCGGCATACAGGTCACCGCCGACACTGTTGATGTGAACTGTTATGTTATCCTTTGTACCCAGTTCGTCCAGGTCTTTGAGAAACTCATCAAGAGCAATGAAGTTGCCGGGGATAGGGTTTCCCGTCCACCAATCAACAGGGCGAGTAGATACCACCTCTCCATATAGGCTGATTTCAACGTCGTTTTCACCTACGCTGGCAATGTTATAGGGTTTAATGCCTGCCGAAAGGCCGGCCATTGCTGGTGTTGTTTTTTTGCTCATAATCGTCCATAGCCTCCTCTATTGTGATGTTGATGTAGTTGGTAATTGCATCTGTGAAAGCATCTGCTGTGCTGTTTGTTGAACCCATATCGCTATTAGCTTCACGCAACTGCTCGTTCTCAATGGACAGTTTGTCGACATTGGCTGTAAATTCGCTGCCATTGAGCTTAATAGCTTCTGCCTCGCGTGTCGACAGGCCGTTTGTTATTGCTGTCACAGCCGCGCTGACCTCCTTGGTCGGGTCGAGCTGCCCCTGCGAAGGTCCAATCCATTCGCTCTTGAGATATGCTTGACGGATTACAGGGTCAGTTAAAAAGCCGGGAGCTGAGATGCGCCCGCGCGCGACAGCTTCGGTTAGCCATATCTCATATACGGGTCGGCAGAAATCGTCTGTGAGCCACTCACGGCGCATTCTGAAGCCTTTCCATGCCTCGAGCAGAGCCGCCCGGGATGCTGAGTAAGAACTATTGAACGACATCATCAGCAGATCGGCCGGGATCTCCAGAGCTGCGCCCACTTGCTCACAAAGCGCTCTCATGAATATATCGAAACCGGTACTCGGGTGTGTCGGGTTGCCGAATTCTACATCTTCCCCCGGCTCTAGGATGTTCAGTGTACCTGCTCCAAGTTCGTACTCGTTGGGATCATGACTGGCGCTCTCAATACCCTCACCGCCGACCTCATTAAAGGGTATGGCATCCGTATCCCCTTTGGTTTTAATAAATGCCGTAAAGAAGCCCTGTACTATGGCCGCCGTTATCTCAGCCTCGGTATACCGCCGCATCTGCAGTAACGGTTCAATAGCCTGTGCCAAATAAGGAACGCCCCGATACTGCTCAGGGCGCTCACTGTCCATAATATGCAGAATGTTGGGTAACCCTGTGCCAGCTCCATACGCTTCGACCCGTACAAATTTAGTCGCTGCGCCGCCGATTTGATCCGGATAGGTGTTCGCAATCCAGTAGGCTGCGATAGCACCGCTTTTATCCACCTCGACACCGTCGTAAATGGTATTACCGTTCTGTGCTTTTCCTGTGGTCAAGTTGCTAAGAATGGCGCCCATCGAACCAGACATCGATGTCGGAGTTCTCACTCGGTCCGCCTCAATCAAATGCAGCCTTAGCGAATATGGTAAAAGTGCTGTTATCTCAGCTCTTTTTATGAGTGCAAAAACATCACCACTCATTGGCCATGCCAAAGCCGCGAGCTGCTGCATACCGTAGAAGTTATTGACCCCGGTCGCATCACAGGCTCTCTTATTCATTGCCCATAGTTCAAATTCTGCTTGTGTGTGCCGCTGCCAATTTGTCGCCTCTTCCTGTGACATACCTAGTATGTCGCGGTCGATGGTGCTTTTGAGTTTTAACCCCGCTCCGACTACATTTGTCCTTTGCCGTTTTAATGCCGCCGTGGCAACAGGAGCATTCATGTACAGGATACGAGAGCGCTGCCGGAGTGTGTAGTTGTTTGCATCAATATCTTCAGCGGGGCTGCCGCTTGAAACTTTAAAGCCTTTTAAGGACTTCTTTCTGTAGCTTGCTCCGCCCTCAGAATAGCCTTTGTTAATTGGTGTTGGGACGCATTTATGTGCTATCTGCATTTGCCTCCTCCTTTCGGCAATAAATTCCGACAGGGCGGGACGGAGGAAGGAGGAAGAAACCTCCGCCCCGCCCCTTTGCCGGTTTATTATTGAACCCCTCTTGGGTGTTCAACCATTACCAATCGCGTGGAATTGTCCCCACAGCTTTTCTGCGCTTGCCGCCGTCTATCTCTATTTCCAGATAATCAATCTCCTTTTCCAGTTTAGAGATTGTATCTTCTAGCTGGGGCAGGTCTAATTTAGTTAGATTACGGCTGCCAATACCATAGGATCTAACGCCGCCTGAAAGCAAAGCCAAGTAGGCTGCATTGGCCTCTTCCAGCGCCTTCTTTTTAGTTTCCAGACGCTGCTTCAAAGTGTTTATACTTGCCATATTTTTTCTCCTTACCAATCGTCCGCTTCTGCCCGGCGTTTTACAACGCCGCGCTTTTTTACTTGCGCTTGTTGTACAGCTTTGCCGTCTATCTCCTTCAGACGTCGCTCCACCGCATCTAAATCAGGGTCAATAATACGGAACGCGGCCAGAGCGTAGTTTCGGCAATCCAACGCCTCGTTGCGCTCATGTCCCTGCAGCTTTTCCCAAGCCCATCGGGTACGGCCGCGCTCGGTTTTCATGACAAGTTTTTCTGACAGCAGTCCATTGAAATAGGCCATATCATAGCCTCGCCCTTCATCTTTTGGAAAATGGCAGAACTTTACGCCTGCCTCCTGTACCTTTAAGTTGTTCATTATTGTAGCCTTACCGGCATCTACACCGATTGAGTAGAGCCAGGTCTGTCCGATTGCCTTACCGTTTACGACTATTTTCACCTTGTTGGGCGGTTTGGTGAATGGTACTCCGTCACCGCCTACGCCCTTAATAGCGAACACCCGGCGATTCATTCGTTCCCGGCAATGCTTATACACGGACTGTGTTTTATGGCCGCCTGAGTCAACGCAAGTTATTGAGATCATCAGACCGCGCCCGTTCTCAAATTTGTAAACATGGTCAATGACATCATCTAAACGCTGCCACGGTTCATCATCGTTTGGGTCGCCCATGATAACGCCCTTTTTAATACCCCATGTCTCTCCATAATGGCCATGCCCGACCACCTCATACTCCAGGCGGTCGTCCTGCGTATCGACACCGCAGGTAAGTACCAGGACGCCATCCGGCAATTCAATCGGAGAACCGTCTGCCCTGTTGCCGTATACCTCACGGCGACTCATTATTGTGTCCTCGTCTTCAACGTCGCCTCGGTCTTCCCAGAGCTCACCGAGGATGGTGTTATAAATAACTTTCAACTTTTCCGGATCGCCCTGGGCATCAAGAAACAAGTGCGCAATCTCTTCCCAAGAGCGCCACGGTGAAGCAAAAGCACTTATCCAGAATGATCTCCTGCCTCTGCTTATTGCGTCGGGGTTCTCGGCTATCCACTTCGCCGGCTGCGCCCGCATCTCCTCTTCTGTATGGACACATGCACACGATGGGCAGCACCAGTGCACCGACTTTACAATATAGCTCTTTCGTTTGCCCTTTTTAATGGTCTCAAAATCTATCTTAATATTATCAATAACAATGTGGTGCCATGCTCCGCAATCGGGGCATTGGTGGCACCAGTATTCTTGTGTACCACCATAAAACAGGCTCTCTATCTTGCTGAATCCCTTGATCGTCGGCGTAGAGACAGCCACCATCTTTGCATTGTAGAAGGTGGTCGTTCTCGCAATTGCCAGAGACCAGGGGTCACCTTCGGTCCCTGCCGATTGAGCCCAGCGATCGACCTCATCGCCTATAACATAGCGGGCGGGAGTGGATGCGAGTGCGGAAGCGCTCTGAGAGCCGACCATCGTCAGCATGCCGCCTGGAAAAGACTTCTGCAGGACTGTGTTATTAGCATCACGGCTCTTGATTTCAGCAACCTTTACGCGGAGCCGAGGACAATCACGGATCATCGGTGCAATACGGAGTTTTGAAAACTTCTTGGCATCGTCAATTGTAGGCTGAATATAGAGCGTGGAACCGGGGTCCTGGTCGATAATGTACCCGATCATGTTTAGTTCGCCTTCGGACTTCGCCGACTGCGACATGGCCACAAGAGCTATTTCTCTGATCTTCGGATCCGTAAACGAGTCCATGACCTCGACCATATATGGTGTACGCTCGTTGCGCCAGGGCCCGGCCTCGGCGCTGCTCTCACGCGAGAGTACGCGGTGTTTTGCCGCCCACTCCGAGACGGTCAGATCCTCCGGCGGCCTGTAGTTCGCAAAGGCACGAGAGGCCGTCAGATCCACGCTGCGGAACTTTCGTCTCTTTTTAGTCATCCATATCATCCCCGTGCTGGCTATCCCATCCCTGGCGCTCCATCACGCGCTTTTTATAAACCTCAGGGTCATAGCGATAATCTGCAAGGTTGTTCAGAATATAATAGACTTCCTTTTTCACCCGCTCCGCCATCTCAGATGCTGTGTGCAGCTTAGATAGATCGACCGCCAGCTTACCGGGCATTGCCGTCAGCATTGAGCGTAAGAAAAGGACGTGGTCTGTCATGATTGCTTCCACGTCCTCCGCTCTATGCATTTTTCCCCGAAGTTCGGCGAGCTCAAGCTTTGCCGCCTCGGCCTTGGCTTTTTTGATCTCTACCTCTGCGGTTAGCTTAGCCTCCTCTAAATCAGCCATCGCCTCCCGTTTTTCTCGGCCGTTTGCCTTGTCAGACAGATATTTTATGTACGCCTGTATGGTCGGCAGCAGGTCATATTTGGTCGGCTTGCCCTCACCCTTGATAATGCCCTCAGTCTTAAATTGTTCCACTCGACGTGTTGAAACACCGAAAATCTTTGCAATCACTTGCGTTGATACCAAGTTTTGAGCTTCTGCCACGAGTTAGGCCCCCTTTTCTAGTCGAGTATTCCTGTCGCCGCTACATGTATGCTTTTCCCGGCGCGCTCAAGCGTCACATCTCTTTTGCACGTTACATGCATGTATCTTTTGACAATCACATCACAAAACTGAGGATCAAGCTCAATGAGCCGCCCCCGTCTCCCGGTTGCCTCACACGCTATAAGCGTCGAGCCCGATCCGCCGAAGGGGTCGAGCACGATCCACCCAGCGCGGCTGCTGTTTTCCACAAGCCGCGCAATTAAGGCGGTCGGCTTCATAGTGGGGTGCTCTGCGTTTTTCAAAGGCTTGTCGCAGTAAAGGACTGTGGTCTCCTCCGAATCGACAGAGTCGTAGATTATGTTGAGCAGCTCCATAAGCTCCTCCCGGGTCATATTATCAAACTCTGGTCTTCCGCTTTCGTCCATGACGGTGGACAAGTTCCTTGACTCGGTAAAGTAATGCGCTGCCCCGCCTTTCCATCCGTACAATATAGGCTCATGTCGCCACTGGTAATCCTGTCGGCCTAGTACAAAAGAGTTCTTAACCCAGATAAGGCACTGCTTAAGCTGGAAGCCGGCGTTTGTAAATTCCTCACGAAACGCCACGCCCTCACCGTCGGCATGGAATATATAAGCTGCAGCTCCATTCTTTGTGACTGCTGCGGCAGAGGTGTACATATCGTGAAGGAAAGCCCGAAACGCTGTGCTGTCCATACTGTCATTCATAATCTTGCCGGCAGCGCCCTCATAATCCACGTTGTAAGGCGGGTCGGTAATAATCAGCTGGGCAAGCTCATTCTGCATCAGCTTCGAATATGTAGCGGCTTTCGTGCTGTCGCCGCAAATAAGGCGATGCTTGCCAAGGATCCAAATATCACCGGGGCGTGTCACCGAAGTTTCTGTTACCTTCGGTATGTTTTTGTCGGCTTCCTCCAGATTGAGTTCCTCGGCTAAGAGCGCCTGCATTATTTCGTCCCTGTCCTCCTCGGCATACCCCGTCAGGTCCATATCCAAAGCAGACAGCTCCAGCTCCTTGAAAATTTGAGCGAGCATAATTGAGTCCATGTCGGCAAGCTCGGCAAGCCGGTTATCTGCAACGAGATCTGCAAGCTCCTCAGCCTCGTCTTTATATTCCTGATAGTCTACAGGCACATGAGTACATCCAAGGAGCTTAGCCGCCAGCAGGCGGCCGTGGCCGCGAACAACATAGCCCGATAAAGTCGATACTGTGACCGGAGCCCTCCACCCCTGCTCCCTGATAATGTGCGCCAGGAGTTCAACCTGTTCCTGAGGGTGCTGGTTGGGGTTTTTCGGATTCGGTTTGATCTCCTCAATTTCCACGAGCTTATCGTGCGCACAGTAAATGGGGATCTCTATTTTTTCCCCAGCTTCGTTAACCGTTTTAAAAACCGCCCTTCTCTTTTTATCTAAAACAAAAAAGCTGAAGCTCCGCGCAAATAGCAGAGTCAGCTTTGATTGCATTTCGGCCTAATGTGCAGATTCCTCAAAATCTGCTTTTCACGCAACGAAATGGTCAAATTTTCAAAATCAAAAACTAGCGAGCTTCTGGGCTCGCCAGCACCACAGGACAATCTTATTCTCTGGAAGTACCTACGAGCGCACAGGATGCGCCACAAGAGACTTTTATATGCTTAGAGCGTAAGTTATACTCCGTCAACCTTAGGCGCGCTTACGGGTGAACGTGTGGCTTTGTTCGTCGACTCATCCGCCCTATACTTATCCTCTCTATAATTAAGCATATATTATAGATATATATTACTCTTAACCCATATTATATAGATATAAGTAATATCTTGCGCGTGCGCGTGCGTGCGCGTGCGTGCGCGCGAGGGAAAATGTTGGGGCCTACTCCCTACCTTCATCCTCATAGACAACATACGGCGATTCAACGCCATGTCCGCAGCATGCGCTTGTTGCTCCTGGTATGTATCCAAGGCAAGCGTCATACCCTTCGGCTGTCGGTAATCGTCCGCATCGCGTACAAGGACATTTACCATCGTCGATCTCATTCGTATCCATATAGCGCCATTCCCTGCCATCATAATATGTTTTATGTCCACGTGAATAAGTTGTTACCATTTTGTCCCCCTCATCACTTACACATGAGCCTTTCCATGTGATGGTCAAGGCGCTTCTGCAATCCCTCATTGATTGCCTTGGTTATACCGGGAGCTACCCGGTCACTGCTTACCATCTGCGGAACGGATAAAGTCTTGATAGCTTCCACATCACTTCGGTACGGGCTCTTACGCTGGAAGGGAATATACGTTGCGCCAGTAGGCATAAGCATGATTGGCGAGTGGCTGCTATTGTGCGCGCCCTCTCGCCTAAAGTTTTTGGCCAGCTCTGCCCTCTGTGCCTTTGATAGCTTCTTGACCTTACCAAGCGTTGAGCGCTCCCCTCTTATGATCTGAGCCTTAAGTGTATAAGAGTTCTTGCCCGGAACTTTTGGTGACATGCCGAAATGGGTAGGCGTGAGGACTCGGCCAGTGTAGATCAGTTTCAAAGTCTCTATGCTGTTGCCCTCGACTTTGACATTACCGGCCAAACCGTTTCCGACTTCAGCCTTCTTTATTCCGTACTGCTTAGAGACTTCGGCAGCTACCCAAGGCGGGATACGCTTCTTGGCATCCCCCATAGTGCGTTCAAGTACAGACCGGGGTGCTTTCTTCATATCCTCGAGCTGCTTCTTTATTGCATCGTAGTCTTTGATCTGAGCGACCACAGCCATATAGATACCGCCTCCTTCTCTGTTGTGAATAACAGAACAGCCGCCGGAGATTTCTCTCTGACGGCCGCTCGTATACTGCTCCGATGCTTGTATACTACCACACAAGTTTACTTACATTCACTAACATTTACTAACATTAGCTAACATTTACTAACAAAAATTATGAGGTGCCGCCTCTGATTGCCATATTAAACAAACTTTAAGATATTAAAACCTTGTTATTTCGGCATAACATTGGTATAATTAACCAATATTTGTTGGGGATAAGTAAATTCACAGTTTAGCAATAACTCGTAGTTCGTTTAACTATATATAATCTACGAATATACATTTTTGGAGGAAGAACTTTATGGAATGGAGAGAACTATATAATATAGCAAAGGAGAAGTTAAACCCACGCACAATATCGCCATTTATTGACGTAGGTGGAGTCGCTGCTGCAATCCTTACTGCAGACGAAAATGTTTATACCGGAGTGTGTATTGATACAGCATGTACCTTGGGAATGTGCGCCGAAAGAAACGCCATTGCTAATATGATAACAAATGGCGAAAGTAGAATCATCAAATTAGTTTGTGTAATGAGTGATGGTAGCGTAGTTTCTCCGTGTGGAGCCTGTCGTGAATATTTAATGCAACTTGATAAGGATAGCCCTAATATTCAGATTTTAATTGATGCTGAAACCGAAAAAATAGTTCTATTAAAAGAATTGATCCCAGACTGGTGGGGTACAAGTAGATTTATGTTACTTTGCTAAATGAGCAAACTTTACATGACGGGTATTAATGCAAGTTGCCAATTATGTTTATACCCTGCAGTTGCCCATCATCCCATTACATCGATAACGCAACATTCACTACCGCAAGTGCCAACTATTTTATATAATCCAACAAAACCGGAATTACGATTCAAGGAGATCTAAACAAATGAGTAATAATCAACTGGAATTCAGATATGCCGAAAGAAAAGACATTTCTTTGATACTTCATTTCATAAAAGAACTAGCAGCTTATGAAAAAATGCTAGATGAGGTAGTGGCAACTGAGGAATTACTCGAAGAATGGATTTTCGATAAAGAAAAGGCAGAAGTAATTTTTGCCGTTGAAAACGGGAGAGAAGTTGGGTTCGCATTGTTCTTTCACAACTTTTCAACTTTTCTGGGGCGTCCTGGAATCTACTTAGAGGATTTGTTTGTATCTCCGGACTACCGAGGCAAGGGATACGGTAAAGCGATATTAAAAAAACTTGCAGGTATTGCAGTTGAGCGCGGCTGTGGCCGTTTGGAATGGTCCTGCCTGGACTGGAATAAGCCGAGCATTGACTTTTACCTGTCGCTTGGCGCGGAACCAATGAAGGATTGGACTGTATATCGTGCCGCAGGTGATACACTAAAACGGTTAGCATCAGAATAATAAAAGGGCATCCTTGCAAACATTTAAGCGAGCCTCCTGTGTCTTGGAGGCTCGCTTTTTTCTCTTTATTTTCCCTTAATGTTTTGTAATGCCCTGCCGTGCAGTCGGTATGTGGCCATCAGGTGGCTTTCATCGTCATCACCATAAACTTTGGTGGCGATATCCGACCACGGCATATGTCTATATCCTTTGCCGTCTATGTATCGCAGCCGGAGTACTTCGCGCTCCATAGGGTCCTCTAGGGCGTTGATAGCCTCTCGAATGATTCGCATCTCTTCGCGGTTACTCTCAATAATCGGCATGTAAGTGTCTTTTTCTTGCGCGTACCTGATTACGGCGTTCTCGAGCTTTCCCTTATTGGATCCTGTGTGCTTGGAGCCGTCGCCCTCTTTTGCTGCCGGCAGTTCTGCGTTGTTTCTGAGCCGCGTCAATTTTTCCATTCTGCTCTCGTTCTCCATTCGTAGGGACAGATACTTGAGCAGCCGATCTTTCGTCATTTCACTCATACAGCGCTCCCCCGCCTCCCCAAAAAATAGTAGTTGCATTTTTAATCATAATGGTGTATACTAAATCAGTATTTCGAATGTATGATTATTAACTTCACAGGTTCTTGTCATTTCGTTTGGCAAGATTCTGTGTTTTTGTTTTATATGGCCGAAATAACTAATAAAGGAGGTACCTGTATGAATAACGGTACTGTAAAATGGTTTAATGGAGATAAGGGTTTCGGCTTTATTTCGAACGACAATGGCGACGGAGATGTTTTTGTTCATTTCTCCGC